TGGGATAATACATTAGGATTTTCTGTAAGAGACAGTGGTAATAATAATGAATACTTTACTGCAAGTAAAAATAAAATTGCATTTGCATCACCGTGGGTATTAAAAAGAGCAACTGGTAGAAACTCATCTATTAATAACACCCCTTCAGTAATTTATTCACCGGGCTCAACTCAGTCCGCTCCTATGAATTATGGGTGGAATACACGACAGATTGGAACACCACAAAGTCTAACACCTAGTGGTCAATATCCTTCTTTAGGAATGCCAACAACTCTAGAATTAACAGTTCCGTATATTTCTCTTAACTTTGGACCGGGTTATGGTTTTACTGCTGACCCATCTATTCAGCCGTCGCCGGCATTTAGCCAATCGAACCCGGGCTATGATTATAAAGTTACTTTTCCTATTGGTGGATACCCTGGGCAAAGGTTATTAGTTAAACTATACGTACAGGCATTAGCGTACAACTCGGCTACTAAACAAGGAGGTACACTTTCTGTTAGCAATTATGGGTCGGTTGATCTAAGGATACCAATGTTTAGAATTAAGTCGCCTACATCAACAGGAAACTGGACCTCTTGGTGGGCAGCAGCAAGCAGTAGTGGTAGCTCTGCACAGGTTATTGATGGTTATCAAGTAATAACAGTATCAACAGATTCAACTGATGCTGGTGATGGGATCGGTAGATATAAAATGATTGATATGTTTTGGGATGGCAAAGAAGTACAACAACAGGGTGCTGAGGTAAATTTTGCTGATGCTAATGCATTCTCAACACTAGTACAACATGGCTGGTCTATACTGTCATCTTCTATTGGCTCTACTAACAATAATAGAATAACAATTAGTGGTTATGATAATTCACCAGGGTGTTTTGTAGCCGGGACTGAAATAGCTTTAGCGAATGGAGATACAAAAAATATTGAAGATATTATTTCAGGTGAAGAGTTAATAACATGGAATGAATCAAAACAAACAACTGAGGTAGGTACCGTAGGTGGATTAGATGTAATAGAAAATGTAGGTATGGTAATTGTATTAGACTTTGACAATGGATCTACTCTTAAGGTAACTGAACATCACCCATTCTATCATATAGATGGTGAAAATGTAGGTCTAATAGATGCAGCTGAATTAAGAGAAGGTTTTGAAGTATATCAATTAAATGGAGAAAAGGCTAAAGTAGTATCTACAAAAGAGGAGCAAGGTTTATATACTGTTTACAATATAACCAATGTTAGTGGTAATCATAACTATTATACAAATGAAATATTGGTACATAACAAAGGAGGAAATTAATAATTAATTAACTTAAAATGACAAAGAAAGAAATAAAAGAACTTAATGGATATGTAAGTAGGTACAGGGAAATTCAACTTTCCTTAGACTTAATGCAAAAAAGTATTGAGAGTTTAGCAAAGAAAAGAGATGGTCTATTTGAAGAAGTAGACGGAATGAAACTTAAAGAAAAAAAGTTTATTGATAAAATTGCAAAAAAATATGGAGCTACTGAAGTAACACCTAATAAGTTAATGAAGTATATAAAATGATTTTAATTATTAAAAATATTCTTGGTATTCTAACAGACCCAAAGAACACTAGGATGTTTTTATTGGGAGGAATCATAGTGTTATTATTTTTACTAGTTAGGCAATGCAATGAAACTGAACAGGCAAAGGGTGAAGTTACTAGGTTTCAAAATAATCTTGAGGCAGCTAATGATACCATTCGTAATTATGTAAATGAAAATGGAGAATCAGTTGGTGAAATAAAAGGTCTTAATTTATCCTTAGAAGAATTAAGAGATAGTTTAGAATTTGAAAAGAATAGACCTCCTATAACAATTGTAAAATACAAAACAATCGTAGAAGAAAGAATAGTAGAAGTTCCAGTCAAATCAAAAGACACTGTTGTTAAACAAGATGGTGTGGAGTTTAAATCGGTATTAAGTTTTAATTCTAAAAGTGATTGGGAAAAAAGCTCAAGATTAATTGATGTATCTTTACCTTATACATTTACTGATAGTTTAATGTTCGGTTCTGCTACCATAGGATTGAAACAAAATATATGGTTAGATGCTACGCTGTCACAGGACTTAAATACAAAGGAAGTTTTTATTAAATTAACTTCTGATTATCCTGGTACAACATTTAATAATACTCAGGGAATTATGATTGATCAAAATAGTCCTGAGTTTAAAAGTATACAAATGAAAAATAGAAAACCTTTTGGATTAGGTGTTAATATGGGAATGGGAATTACTGGTGATGGTAATTTTGGACCATACATCGGAATAGGAATTTCTTGGAACCCAAAGCTTTTGCAATGGTAAATAAATAGAATAGAATGGAATCATCAAGGTTTATACAAATATCTGAGCAAATACTTATAGAGTATGTGTATACTAGTCAGGCAACGCCTACTACGTTTAATACAGCATCGTACCCTATTGAGCTTATGAGAGATACTAATACTAAAGGAACTTATTTCTTTAATACAGATAGTGTTTCTGCTGTGATGGGTAATTATAGAGATATATCAGCTGCATCTAACAATGCTACTAAAACTCAGTATGTTTCATTGGACACAGACATTGGTGTTCCTTATAATGATTTTAGTTCAGCATTAACTGATAGTGCAGATCTTTTACAAACATTTAGTCCAGAATTAGATGTAGCTTATGATAAAATAAAAATACATTTTGTAGCTGGATTTAATTTTGAAGGATTTGATGGTATTGTATTTGAAGCATTAGCTCCTAGGAGAGATAATGTTATGTTAAACCTGGCATCGATTAATTTTCTTAAAACCGATACACCAACGTTTAGCCCAGAACCACTCTTATTAGCTGATAAGCTTTATGCTACTTATATTGAATGGCGAGTACCTTCACTATATTTTATGAATAATTTATTTAGTGCATCTCAACCTAATGGAGTAGCTTATAAAATAACTGAAGGACAAGGATTTTTAAGTACTCCACCAATTACACTAAGAGCAACCGGTATTTATCAAACTATCGTTGAAAACGCGTATAGCTTTTATGAAATGCAAGAAATCAATTCGGTTTCCATATTAAGTAGAGATATCTATGATAATTTATATGCACAAGTAATTCAATCAGATAATGGTGATTACTTTGAATTATCAGGGCAAGTAACAGGATCTACCTTTAGTAATTTTATTGCACAGTTAAATTCTTCCGGTGGACAGTATGTAGTATTTCATGAAATAAGTGTTACAGAACAGGTTGGGCAAGTATTTACACAGACTAGTTTTCAAGTTATAACTCAAGATACTGAATTTGATGAACCTGTATTATTTAGGCCTATTATTAAGAATGCAAATAAAGCCGTTTCATTTTCTATAAATTATGTATTAAGATTATACAATAAAGCTGATGCTACACAGATAATTAAAAATGCTAAGCTAACATCATTTGAACCACAGATTTATGGACCTAATATGATACAAGTTAACTTAGGAGTAGTACCAACGGTTGCTAATGTATATAATAGAATTAATAATGATACGGGAAAACAAATTGTAGTCGGTGGTGGTAGTGGTGCAGAAACACTTAATGTAGATACCACTGAGCAAATTGTAGAGAAATTAGTAGTAAAAACTAGTTATGTAACTACCTTTAGGGATAGAATAAAAGTTAAAGCTGCAATTTCTCCAGTTAAAATTCAAACAATAACACAAACCAATGGCAGCGAGACAGAGTAAATTATCACAAGCAGAACAAATACAAAAGAAAGCTAAAACTAAACAGGTAGTTGGTGGTGTAAGAACTAATATATCATTAACTAAAACTGAAAAGGAATTTTATCAAAAATTTGTTAATCTTTCAGTTAATGAAATGCCTTTACCTTCAGGTGATGGTACAATTAGAATATCTTTATTCGATGATTATTATCTTTTTACAATGTTTGATGAAGTTGATGGCGAGGACACTCCTATTGATTTAAGTAATGTAGGTGATTTATATTTAAACTTTATTGGTGAAGAGGATGAAATTGATATACTTAACCATACTCAAGTTGATGAAATAGATTTATCAAAAGGTGAGGTACTTTTTAGAATTACTAGGTCAGATAGTAAAAAAATACTAGCATTATCTAACAATAATTTTTACATATCTACAAGAATGGTTGATCGTGAAGATGGATCTACATCTGATGAATCAGTTTTATATCAAGGTATATGGCTAGCTGTAGATGATGCAAATAGAATATCTCTTACTAGACAGATTGAGGAAATGAGAGTAGAATATAGTATATTATTAGCAAAGTTACAAGATGAAAACACTAGATTAAAAGCAGAAAATGCTGAATTAATTAATTCAGGTGAAGAAGATGATGCTACTATAATAAGATTACAAAATAGTAATGAAGAATTAACAAATGAAATAGCAGAATTATCTAAAGACTTAAAGTCCACTACTATAGAATTAATCAACCGTAGAGCCAAAGAGGCACAAGCAGCTGCTAATAGACAAAAACTAAGAAAGCAACAAATAATGGCTTCAAAGAAGAAAGCAATAGTTGCACAAACTAAATCTAAACAGAGATTCTTTTTTAGAAATGCAGCTAAGAATTTACAGAATTTTACTATTGGAAGAACTTCAGTTGGATCTATGATTAAGCCTGACTTATTTGATGGTAGACCAGGAAATGGATTTGATCCAGATAGAAATACATATTAACAATTAATCATGATATTAAGCGCAAGAAATAATCAATTTAAATTTGATTTCCCTAGAAATTTTATACCTGAGCCAATTGCTAAAAAGTATAAACCTTTTCTTACAAGAATACCTGGCGGAATAATCAAAGAACCTATAGATTATTGGAATTATGGAATTCAATCTCTTAATTTACCAGGACCTTCTTTTGATGCAGTTACCCAAGTAGATTACCCAGGAAATCAACGTGCATTTAGATCAAGTATACCTAAGCAACAATTATTTGATAAAACAATGACAGTTACTATGCAAGCATTTGATGGCTATGTAAATTATTGGATGGCAATTGAAATGTTTGACTATTACTATAAGTTAAGTGGAAAACATCCATATTTACCAGAAGGTGTAGGCGTTCAAATGTTAGATGCTGATGGAACTATATTTGTTACTGTGCAATTAAAAGATATGTTTATCTCTGAAGTAGGTGCATTAGATTTAAATTTTTCAAGTAACACGATAGAATTTCAAACCTTTGATATAACATTTGGATATAATGTATTAGATGTCGTAGTTAACATAGACTAATATATAAACAAATAAAGAACACCAATGAAAACATTTAAAGATTACCTAATTGAAAATAAAGAAGATTCTTTAAACATAGAAGATTTATTAAATGAATCTCATGATTTAACAGAAGAACAAGATGCTGCAATTGATATGGCAGTAGAACGAATTCTTGAAGCTCAAAAAGAAGGTAAGAATTTAGAAGACTGTGTTGAGGAGATAATCAATGAAGGTTTATTAGGAAGTATATTTGGTGGTTTAACTGGTTTTGCATTAGGAAAAACTATAGGTAAAGCTGTGGCTAAAGTATTAGGTGTTACTAAAGGTGTTCTGTATGATTTATTAACCTCACGTCTTGTAGGTGCTGCGCTAGGTGCAGTTATCGGCAAGAGAATATAATTAGAATGATTCACATAGGAATTGACTTTTCATTAAATAGTCCTGGTGCCTGCGTTGAAACAGCCGATGGCAAATATCACTTTATAACTTTTTTTAATTACGGAAATCGTATATGGGATGAAGAAGGTAGAAAAATACCTAAAGCATTCAGTGTACACAAAGAATTAATGGATGATAATGCTTTATTAGGATTTCCTTATAATAGAGAAGTTACAAGTAAAGAGTTTTTACCTAGAGAGAGACAGAAGTTAGAGGATGCAGGAAATATTAGCTCACTTATGGTTAATATATTTTCAACCTTATTTGAAGGTGATAAGGTAGCAGTTGCATTAGAAGGATTTTCTTATGGCTCCAAGGGTAATTCATTTATAGACATTATTCAGTACAATACTTTTTTAAGAAAAGAATTAATAGATAAGTATTCTATAGAAAATTTATCTGTCTTTCAACCATCTCATGTTAAGAAACTTGCTGGGAAAGGAAATGCAAATAAACATTATATGGCTAAAGCATTCCAAGATGATGTCCTTAATGATAAGAACTTAAGGAGCACTAAACTTTGGAAATGGACTCAAGGAAAAGACTTCAGCATTAAAATACCTAAACCTATCGATGACATCGTTGATGCCTACTTTATACTTAAAGCCCTGAAGGCTAACAATTAGATACTTTTCTTACTCTGAATAGTTAAAAATTATATTGCAACATGTTAACATTGTTTCAGCTTTCTATAAAAAAAATTAAAATAAAATGATAAAACCTTTAGGAAATAGAATATTTTTAAAAAAAGATGAGCAACCAGAGAAGCAAGGCAGTATAATTTTACTAAAAAAAGAAGGGATGTTTGCACCTCCGTATTCAGGTACAATCACTGGAGTAGGAGATGGGGTAGAAGATAAAGATTTTAAAATAGGAATTAAAATACTTTTTCATGATTTAGCTGGTAGTGAATTTAAATATAAAGGAGAAACAGTATTAAGTATAAGAGAACGTGATGTAACTGCAATAATAGATAAAAATGTTAAAATAGTCTGAAACAAACTGACTTAGGGGATATATAATAAACAAAGGAATCAATAAAGTATTGGTACTTTTTAAAAGGCGATAACAAGGCGAAGTAAATAGGCAATAAAAAATTAAAAGGCGTTTAGATACGGAGTTTGTTATCATAAATTAATAATAACAAAAAAAAGGCAATTAACATGGCAAATGAATTCGACATTTTTAACGTAAGTGTAAAAGATTTAGACACTGGTGAAAGACCATCTTCCGCAGGGAGTGATCTTTATTCACCTAAACCAGATCAAGGACAGGACGGAACTTACCGTTCTTTAATTAGGTTTCTACCTAATGCTAAAAACCCAAGAAAACCATTTGAAAGAAAGTATGTCTACTGGTTAGAAGACAGAGAGGGAAACGGCTTTTATGCTGATTCACCATCAACGGTTGGAGAAAAATGTCCTGTACAGGATATGTTCTTTAAACTAAGAAACTCTGAATCTGCTGTAGACAAAAAGATGTCAGAAGGTTTAAAGCGTAGAGAAGTATTCTATGCATTGGTACAAATCATAAAAGATCCACAAAACAGAGATCTTGAAGGGCAGGTTAAAATCATGAAGTTTGGTTATAAAATCAAAACTAAAATTGATGAAGAACTGAATCCACAATTTGATGAACCTACTCAAGTATTCGATCCTTTTGAAGGCAAGAATTTTGAATTAGTAATTTCAAAGAAAGGTGGTTTTCCAAATTATGATTCTAGTAAATTCCACGGAAATAAATCTCCAATGACAATTGAAGGTGAAGCGGTTACAAACAGTGATGAAAGCCGTAAGGCAATTTTAGAGTTGTTAGGTACTGCACCAGATTTATCAACATGGGGTTATAAAGCATGGGATGATATAGTAAGAGGAAAGGTAATGAATGTATTATCTCAATTCACATCACCAGGTGATTCAATTCAAAACATCACAAGATCAAAACCGGCACCAGTAAATACACAAGCTACTGAAGCTGCTGCAACTAAAGCAACAACTGAAACAAAGGAAACTCCTAAGGCTGAACCTGTAAAAGGTGAAGAAAAGAAAGATGACTTTGATGATTTCATTAATGGTTTAGATCTTTAATAAGTATGGCAGAGGAAGTAATAATATCTTCTGAAATGAAAGCTCGGATTATCGATAAGGTAGTCCGAGTTCTTCATACTAATCATACTCATCCAGAGAAGAGAAGAATATTGGAGAGTAAAGGTAGGTTAAATTTTGCATGCCCTTACTGTGGTGATTCTCATGATACACCAAGAAAAAAGAGAGGAAATATTTATTGGAATGATTTATACTTTCATTGTTATAATTGTTCAGCTCATGCTTCCTTAGATGTATTCTTAGCAGAACATAATGAAAACTTCGAAGGCGATGATAGAATTAATGTTATTAATTATATTAAGGAAAATCGTAAACATTTTTCATTAGGAGAAAATTTAGATTTTTATCTTTTTGATAAAGCAAAAGAATTAGCATTAACTTTTGATGAAATAGCTTTAGGTTTTAATGTATATCCAATTAATACTTTAACATACCAAGCATATCCTTATTTAAAGAGTAGGCTTCTCCATCATAAAACTGAAAGGTTTGGTTTTGACCCAAGGCGTAGAGAACTATATGTTTTTAATTTAACACCTGAAGGTAAAATATTAGGATTCCAAACTAGAGACTTAGGTGGTAGTGGTGGTCCTAAATATAAAACTTGGAATATAGAAAGAATTTATGACAGATTAAAATTACCATTAAAAGTTACCGAAGAAGAATTAGATAACCTAAATAAGATATCAATGTTATTTGGAATCTTAACTGTTGATATGTCTCGAGATTTTTCAATATTTGAAGGTCCTATTGATGCAATGTTTATGAATAACTCTATTGGTTTAACTGGAGTTAAAAAACAAATTATTGAATTTAATGAAATACCTACAGCAAGATATTTCTTTGATAATGATTTAGAAGGTAAAACAAGAATGATTGAAAAACTTAAGGGTGGTCAAACTGTATTTATGTGGGATAAGTTTTTAAAGGATTTTGACATTCCATCAAGAAAGGTTAAAGATTTAAATGATTTAGTTAAATGGGAATACAGTAATAGATCTGGGTGCTTAGGTGACCTGGATAAATATTTTACAAAGGATTCATTAGATATTATTTTTATATGATGAGTTTAAAAAATTATAATAATTTTGTGAATGAAGAAATAGATGACTTTTATAAAGATTTAGAAAGTAATAGTAAAAGACTAAAACTTTTTTCTACATTTGGTAAATCTGAATTAGATGAAGTTAAAACTAATTTTTCTATACCAGCACCTAAAAAGAAGTTTCAGCCTAAAGTAAAGGGTTTTAAAAAGATTAATAAAGATAAAGGTATATTTTAAATGGAGTATAATGACATGGCAACAGGTGAGGCTAATGAAGAATTAGCAAAAAGATTAGCTAAAGATAGAGATGATTGGAAAGAAAAGATAAGCCACTTGGTTGGTTTACTAAAAGAAGTTCGCAATTTATCCGAGTGCCAAGTAAATATGTTATCTTATAGACAAATCCTATTGGATAAAATTACTGATTTTAAAACTACAAAACAAAAAAGACAAGGTGCATATGACAGATACTATAAAATCAAGTATAGAGAATATTCAATTGATTATGATGTTAAATTAACAAGTGGTGAAAAGGTTGCTTTTATTAAAGCTGACTTATCTCATTTAAGAACACAAATGGAAATGCTACAATCTCATATGGACTATTACCAAGAATGCATAAAGACATGTGATAACTTAGCATTTGCTATTCGTAATAGAATAAGTTTAGACGATAAAGAATACTAATGGAATTATCCCTCTCGGAAAATAAAAAGTTTTTAGTTATTGATGCTTGTACTGAATTAGAGTATGAACAACTAAAAAGTAGTTTAACTAAAAAGATTGAAGGTTGGCGCTTTCACCCTTTAGTTAAAAAAAGAGTATGGGATGGTAATGTATCATTTGTAAAAAGAAATAAAATACCTGCAGGTCTATGGAAAGAAATATTAGATATCTGTAAAGATTATGACTTTCCTGTTACCTTAAATAATATAACCAATATATTTGATACTGAAATCAAAGAAGACGAGTTTAGGAAATGGGTTACTAAAATATTTAAAAAGCAACCAGAATTTAAACCTAGAGAATACCAAATAGATGCAGCTTTTAAAATATTAAAGTATAGAAGGTGTTTAGCGGAATTAGCAACATCTGCTGGTAAAACACTAATATCTTTTATGGTAGTTGCTTATCTTATGGACAAGCTAAATAAGAAAAAGATATTAATGATTGTCCCTAATGTAAATCTAGTCTTACAGGCTACTGGTGACTTTGATGAATATAATAAATGCGGAGTTCCTTTAAAGACTCAACAAATTTATGCCGGTGTAAAAATAAGAAAAAGTTCTAATCTAGTTATTGGTACTTATCAATCTTTAGTTAAAAAGGACGAGGAATACTTTAGCCAATTTGATGCTGTATTTGTAGATGAAACTCATAAAGCAAAAGCAAATTCTATTCAAAAGATTATGGATAAGTGTTGGCATTGTGATTTTAGATTTGGTTTAAGTGGAACCATACCTAAGAAAGGAACTGTTAATAGATTAAGTTTAATGTCTGCCATGGGCCCATTGGTTACTCAAGTTAAAGCAAATCAATTACAACAAGAAGGTTTTATTGCCAGTTGTAAAGTTATGCAACTTCATATGGATTATGCAACAGACGAACAAAAGGAATCATTTTCATTTTTATCTAAAAATCCACAAGATAGACAAAGATTATTTGGATTAGAACAAAATTTTATAAATCAAAGTGAAAAGAGATTAGATTTTGTTTGTCAAGTAATTAAAAAATCTACATCTAATTCATTAGTACTATTTCATAAGATTGCATACGGTGAAAAACTATATAATAAATTAAGGCATATAACAGACAAGAAGGTTTACTATGTAGACGGCTCTGTTAACGTAGATATAAGAGAAGAGTTTAAAAGCAGAATGGAAAAAAATGATGATGTTATTATTGTAGCATCTTATGGTACCTTTTCAACTGGTATTTCAATTAAAAATATACATAATATCTTTTTTACCGAAAGTTTTAAATCTGAAGTAATTATCAGACAAAGTATTGGTAGAGGATTAAGAAAGCATGCATCGAAAGATGTTGTAAAAATCTATGATTTTATAGATGATTTTAGATATAAAGCCGAAGACCATGATTGGGTTAATTATATCTACCGCCACGGTATTGCTAGGCGAACAATATATAAAGAAGAAAAGTTTCCATTCGAAGTTCAGAACATAAGATTCTAATATAGAATATCTTTTCACTAAGACATGGATATATAAAAAAAATAAAAATAACTAAAATGAAGTCAATCAAAAAGTTTTCTGCAATGACTGCAAAAGATCAACCGATCACTGAGTCAGCAAAAGTAACAAAAGAAGCTGTTGATGAATTGATCAAAAAGATTGGTTTTGACAGTATAGAAGAGTTAAAAAAGGAGAAAGATCTTCTTTCAAAACTCGAAGCAATGTCTAAGACAATTGCAAAAAGTAACGATATATCTGAGGATGAAATCGAAGAAGATAGAGCCGAAGATATTGAAGATGAAATGAATGCCAAAGGTAAAGCAAAATCACTAGAAGGTACTGAAGATAAAGAAGGCGACGCTGAAGTTGTTGATTCTGATTCTGAGGTTGCTGAAGATGAAGTAAAAGAATTATCTGGAAAAGCTAAAGAAATAGAAGATGAGGTTAATGCAATTGGTTCTACTAAATCTTTAGAAGATAAAGAAGGTGAAGAAGTTTCTGATGAACAAGAAATTACAGCAGAAGTTCCAGCTGAAGCCGATGAGGTTGAAGATGAGGACGGTGTTGATGTAGCTTCAGAAGAAGAAGAAACTCCAAAAGCTACTAGAAGAATTATGGCTTTCGAAGATTTCATTAAAGAAAAAGAAGAAACTATTAATAAAAACATTTCTTATCATGATGATGATGAAGAGCCAGAAGATTATGCTGTTCCTGTAGCAGCGTCTGCTGATCCTCTTGCTGAAGCAAAAGTCAATGAAGATGATGAAGAAGAAGGTAAAGATGATGAAAAGAAAGGTGATGAATTAGAAGATAAAGGCGATAAGAAAGTTGATTCTGAAGATGATAAAGAAAAAGCAGACCATTATAAAGGAGCTGTTAAATCTGATGATAAACAAATCGATGCTTTAAAGAAAGATGTTGAATACGATAAAGAAGAAGAGGAAGATGCTGAAAAGAACGAATCTAAAATAATGTCTTTTTCAACATTTGTTAATGAAGCATATGATAGAGTTGTATTCGGTGGAGATAAAGGCGATAAATCTAAAACACATGATGGCGAAGATTTTGAAGATGAGGATGAAGATGATAAGAAAGACGAATCTGCAAATGAAAAGTACGATGATGTTGTACTAGGTGGAAATAAAGGTGATAAATCTAAAACACATGATGGCGAAGATTTTGAAGATGAGGATGAAAAAGACGAATCTGCAAATGAAAAGTATGATGATGTTGTACTAGGTGGAAATAAAGGTGATAAATCTAAAACTCACGACGGTGAAGATTTCGAAGATGAAGACGAAAAGGATGAATCTGTTGAAGAAGCTGTAGGTGAAGTAATTACTAAAGTTGAAGGTGATGAAATTAAAGATGAAGAAGCTGGAGATGATGGAATAGCTATTCCTGTAATTAAAGGTGATGGACCAGAAACTGCTGCAGGTATTGCTGGAGATATGATGGATATGGGTAAGCCTAAATCTATTGAAGGTAAAGGTAAAGAACTAATTACTCCTGATCAAAAAATTACTGATGTAGTTAAAGGTGAAGCAGATGATAAAGCTGATGGTACTGAAATTGTAAAGGAAGAAGAAGAAGTATTACCTGATGATTCAATTGCTGAAAAATTCAGAAAGCTTGCTGCTAATAAATTAGGTAAAGTAAATGAAGCTGAAATTAAATCTGCTGATGAATTTAAAGAATATGCAATGAAAATGTTAAAAGATGCATTCGGAGATGACTTTGATGAAACTAAAGCAACTGAAACTGCTGATGGTTTAATTGATAAGTATGGTGAAGACTATGGAGCAATGGTTGGAGCTTTACAATCTACTATGGGATCATAATAAAACTAAAGACATGAAACATATAAAATTGTTTGAAGAATGGCTGACTGACAAAAGTCAGCCATTTTTGTTTGAAGGCGGTGCTGCTGGTCATATGCAACATCCATTTGATGATAAAGATTTAACCTTTGGTGATTTTAAAGCAATGGTTGATGCTGGTCTTAGAGGCCAACTAAACTTTGAAGAAGATCCTACTGAAAAGACCGATGGGCAAAACCTATTTGTAACTATGCAGGATGGCAAAGTAAAATTTGCTAGAAATAAAGGACAAATGGCAAACCCAATAGATCTTAACGGAATTGTTAGTATGTTTACAGGCCATGCATCAAAATTAGTAGAAGATACTTATATCTTTGCTGCTAGGGATTTAGATAAGCTATTAAGAAAGCTTTCACCAGCAGATCAAGAAAAGTATTTTAAGAATGGAAAAGATTTTATGAATATGGAATTAATCTATTCATTGAATCCAAATGTTATCCACTATGATACTGATGTTATACAATTTCATGGAATAAAAGAAACAGACGGTAAAGGTAATATCATAGGTACAAACAATAAACCTGCCAAAGAAATAACAAGTATACTTCAAAAGGTAAAATCTGATATTGGTAAAACATTTAAAATTATACCTCCAAAAGTAATTCAATTACAAAGAGATTTAGATTTTACTGCAAATAAGAAAAAGTTTATTAATCAAGTCAATGCTCTAGAAAAAAGATATGGTTTAAACGACGGTGATGAAGTTTCAAGATACCATGAAATGTGGTGGAGAGAATTAATAGATAAAGAATTTCCAACATTATCTCAAGATGTTAAAGAAGGTTTACTTAAAAGATGGGCATACGGCGACAAGAAGAGTTTAAACATGAGATCTTTAGCAAAACAAGTTGGACCTAAAGAAGCTGCATTAGTTAAAAAGTTTGATAAAGAGGATGTAGGTAAAAAATATAAAGAAAACATTAGACCTTTTGAAGATTTATTTTTAGAGCTCGGTTCTATCATTATGAAGAATGCTTCTAACTTCTTAGCTGCTAATCCATCTGGTGAAGCACAAAGACTAAGAAAAGAAATAGAAACTCAAGCAAGTAAGATTAAAAAGACAGGTGGGGTAGAACAAATTAAAAAGGTTGAAGCTGAGCTTGCAAGACTAAGCCGTATTGGTGGTATTGAATCTATATTTCCAACTGAAGGTATTGTATTTAAATATAAAGGTAAGATTTATAAGTTAACTGGTACCTTCGCTGCGATTAATCAATTAATGGGCATAATTAAATTTGGTAGATAATTGTTAATAACTTTTAGTGAAATAATTTTTTTATCCCAATAAAATTGATTATATTTATATAATAAAATAAAAAACAACATGGACTATTTACACACATTTGAATCCCTTAATGAATCAAAAGATATGGACACTATTAAAAAGATGGTATTGGATTATGCCGAAAAGAAAGGCAAATCTAAATGGAAAGATTTACAAAACTTAATTGTTAAGCATAAAGGCTTGGATCCTAATGACAGAAGCAACAGAGGTTATTTCTCCTCTTACTTTTCTGGTGGATCTGATTTTATGAAAAGATTAGGACATGATAAAAACATAGGTAAACATGGAAGAGGCTCAAACTCATACGGCTTACTAATGAGACCTACTAAAAAAGATCCTCGCTACTTAGAGAAAGATGGTAAAGATTATATTGTTAAAGTATGGGATGGTAAATCTAAATTAGCATAATATGAAAAACTTTAATGAATTTATAAATGAAGCCGTAAATTATAAAGACCGTAGCGGTAAGTCATTTAAGATAAAAGGAATAAATTTTGTTTACACTGAGCAAGGTGGTAGATTTTATGGAACTAGTTTATATGATGTAGCTAAAACCGCTAATGTTAGTAAAAGATCTAAAATTGGATTAGATGATACCAATAAGTTATTAAAGTCAATGGGTATTAAAAACCAAGTACCTGCATATTATGAAACTGATGATTTGGATAAGGTATGCAAGGAACTAAAGAAAAAGGGCATAGTATGTGACTACGGTGATTATATGGATGTATCATAATTAATATGTAATAATAATAGGAAAATAATATAAGTGTATTAAAGGTGAGTTAAAAGACTCATCTTTTTTGTTTTAAACATTCTTTAAATCTAATATATAAAAGGTATAACTAAAAACTAATAATGAAAGAGTTAACAAACATATATAAAGAAGTAGGGCAACAATTCGTAAATGATCTATTTAAAGATTATTTGCTAGTGACCGAAAAACTATCCGGATCGTCTTTTGCTTTTGAGAAGCATGGAGACCAAATACAATTTTTTAAAGGCAATAGCAAAATGCCTATCAATATAGTGGACCGAACACTAATGATGTATTATGAACCGGCAATCCAATACATACTTAAACAAACAGAAGGGCATATACAAGATTTACCAGATCATTGGAGATTTTGTTTTCAGTACTTTGTTCATAATCAACCAGGAGCTATTAAATATGATAATCTTCCTGATAATAATTTAATATTAACTCATATCCAAGTAAAGAACTCTAAAGGTAAAATTGCTAAAGTAATTGAAGATCCTAGAGTATTAAGAGACTGGGCTTCTGCATTTCAAGTTACTCCACTTATTCCTATATTCAGCGGATATTTAAAAGAAGAACAAAAAAGAAAGATTAGAGAATTTCTTTCTACACCAAGAGAAGACCAAATGGAAGTATTTGGTACAAGTTCTTTTGCAAAATATTTAATCGGTTGTTTAAATCCTACTATCGATAAAACTACTTTACAAAATGATTTAGATAAACCTATTGATTCTATTATCTTTAAATTTTACAGACCAGGTACTAATCAAACATTTACAGCTAAAATGATTGATCCTTATACTCAGATGTTAATGAAAGATAAGGAGCCTGTAGATTTAAGAAGAGCTCCTGCTGATATTAATGAAATTCTTTTATTAGATATTTTAGCTTTTATAGAAGAAAGAGGTTTAAGAGCAGGTGAATTGCTAATGAACACACCACAAGAAAGATACATTGAATTAATAAACAACTTATTTAATGATTATACTACTAAGAGAGGAGCCGATTTACAAAAATTAGATATTCAAAAAGCTGATTTTGCAAAAGGCCCTGAGTTTGATGTAAATTTAGATTTAATTAAAAATGGTAGGACTAAAGAAATTTTACAAAAATCAGATTCATTAAAGAACTTATATAAAATAATGTTAGGATCTTTAAGAAAGAAAAGAAATCCTAAAAGAATAGGCGCAGTAATGACAGCATCTGTAATTGATGATTTTAATAAAATGGTTTCTAAAATAAGTGATAGCATTAATAAAGAAACTTCTAAAGAATTTACAACATTTGGAGAATACTTAAATAATAAAGTAGCTGAAGAAGTTAATCATAAAGATCTAGAAGAATTAGTTGTAGAAGAAAGGGTTCTTAATTATAATAATTTTATTAATTTAGGAAAGGTTGATGTTTTAAATGAAGCAAAGAAACAGCCTAACGTAAAAGAAAGACAGGCCAATTGGTTAAAGCATTATGAAAAAACTTTTCCTAAAACAAGAAGAGATTCTGCCGGCGCTAAGTATAGCCCAGAATATGTAAGAGCTAATTTTGGAGCAAATGATGGTACAGCCGAAGAAAACATTCAGAAATATTTAAAGAGTTTAAAAGTACCTTCATCTGCATATAAGATGGAAGGCTTTCCTAACGGCCATTACCATAAAGATGTTGGCAAAACTTTTTCTGGTCAATTTCATACTTATAAAATAATATTAAAGGCTAATAAACAAATATTAGGGCAAGACTTTAAAAGAGGAGATACTATTTTTCTAACTAACCGTTATAAAGTAAGTGCAAAGACAGGTGAAGCAGCAGTAATAAAAGGTAAAGATTTAACTCCTGATGCAATGGATCTTGCAAGCACTACATATAAAACGGGAGTAGCAGTTGTTACTAAAGTAAATCAGTTTATAGATAACACGTCTTATCCTGACAATTATAAACAATTCATTAAAGATTCTATGCAAATAGTATTAAAAAATAAAGTTGGCACCTTTACGGATTTTGAAGTCTATGCTTCTAGTGGAACTCCTATAGTATATAAAGTTGGTGCTCCTTTCTTTGATGGAATAGATCAAGTATCTATTGCTAACTTTTCTAATGACTTTGGTGAAGTGTTAGGTGCATTAATGATGTTTAATATAATTAAGGATACGGGAGAAGGTTTAGCATATCCTCAGAATTCAAATGCAGCATTAGTTGATTTTGAATTTGATCAATATAAAGTTTCTTCTAAGGCAGGCGGCGGGGGTACACCGAGCGGATCTTCAATAATGAAAATGATTGATAATGCTAAAAGAAATGATGGCCTTATGTTAGATGTAGATCAAACAACATTTTATGAAGATGTAGTTAAGGTATGGCTAAACCCATATGAATTAACAGGAGATACATATAGAAATTCAACAACATATAATAAAGTAATGAATTTAGCTGCTGATATACTAGGACCTAACCAAGGATCAGGGTATTCATATGTTTTACAGCAAGCTAAGCAAAATCAGAAATCTGTAACAAGAGAAGCCTTGATTAAATTTTTAGATGAATTATTTAAAGAAGACCAAAATAAATTTGAATCATTTATAAAAACGCTAGCAGAAAAAACTGGAGCATGGAGAGGTAAAATTGATGCGGCTAAATATGCAAAAGAATATAAGGAGAGAATGGAAAAAAATGATTCTAATAGAGTAGGAATGATTTTCTATCCTATTATGGTAGAAACTGCAAATGCATTAAATGAAAAATATTCTGATGTACTTACTCAGCTTACACAAAAGGTAACTGATGTTAAACAGGTATATTTAGATACTAAAGTTAAAGCAGGTGCATTTATATTTAAAACTAAAAAGTTTAGTAGTGCTAACTTTAAGTTTCAACAAAAGGGTCAGGTGTGGAATCCTTTTTCATCTATGATGGGAATCAAAATGGTAAAGTAAATATATAAGGTATGGAAAACATCAATGATTTAAATAATTTCTTAAATGAAAAGAAGATTATAGTGAAAAGAAGATATACAGAAGCATATCCTGCTAAGAATGTATCTACAAATGCTAGAATCAGAAGTGTAATTTTAGATGCTATTTCAGACGGTCATATTACTGAAGAGGAAATGTCTAAAATTCTTACTGAGCTCCAGGCTAATAAAAGATGGTTAGGTAGAAATAAAACTTTATTTAATATTAGTGAAGATCAAGCAGGAATAAAAACATTTTCACTTTCTCCTTATGGACAAAGAGTAAAAAATAGAACCACTCCTACTGTACTTAATGAAGCTTTAAATGTACCTCATAAAGAAAGAGGTAAAAAACCAGTAAATATGTTTGTTGGTAGATTCCAGCCCTTTACATTAGGGCATGTTAAAGTATTTGAAAAAATGTATAAAGAAAATGGATTACCTGTTGTTGTTTATATGGTAAGAGGTGGTAAAGCTGATCCAGAGAAAAGACCATTTGATGAAGATATGCAACAAGCTATGTTTTCTAAAATGAAAAAGCAATATCCATTTTTAGAAGCGAGCTTTGTAGTTCCTAATGGAGCAATTGATACAATGTTTGCAGCAGCAAGACCAACATACGAACCTATGATGTGGGGTTATGGTACTGATAGAAAGAAATCTTATGGTGCTATGATTAATAAACAATCATATAGAGATGATCTAGGAGTAGATCCAAGCTTTAAAGGATTTGAAATAAAAAGAGGTGAAGAAAATATATCAGCATCTAAAGTTAGGAATGCCTTAAAGATAGATGATGAAAAGTCTTTTAAGAAAATGACTCCTAAAAGTATACATAAGTTTTATAAACCATTACAAACTATAATGCAACCAATAAAAGAAAATACAGATATGAAAAATTTAAAATCACTAACAGACTTTAGTGTTAATGAAGCAAAATTCAACAAGAAGTCATTAATGAAGAAAATGAAAAAAGATGATGGTATGATTCAACTAGGTAATGGTGAAGAATATGTCATTTATGCATTTGGTAATGGTAATGATGATAATGATTCAATGTGGGGAGATAAAACTATTTTTGCATTAGACCAAGACGGTGGAGAACATGAAATTAAATATTCTGATATCGTTAGTTATAATGAAAGTAAACTTAATGAAGAGTATATCGAACTTATGCGTGGTCTTGAAGAAGGATTAGAAGAAATAGTAGAAGGTTGGATAGAATGGAAAAGTGGACCTGCAACAGAAAAGAGTGACATTGCTCCAGCAAGAAAAGAATTATTAAACTTTTGTACAACATTCTTAAAAAAGAATATTAAATAATGCCAGCTCAATCAAAAGCGCAAAGAAGATTTTTTGCATTAGCATTACAATATAAGAAAGGAGAACTTAAATCCTCTGATGTTTCAGATGAGGTTAAAGAGTTGTCAAAATTGCCAGTTAAAACATTAGAAGATTTTGTTAAAACTGACGAAAAAGAAATACCTAACAAGATAGGAGAAAACGAGTCCGGTACGGTAAACCTTAATCCGAACATGAATGTTCAGAGTATGGGTAATGCTACACTTCCTGGAAATCCAGGTTCTGCAAATTCTTTTAGTAGCCAACAAACCGGAAGCGGTGATTTATTGGAGCCTATAAAAAAGAAGAAAAAGAAAAAGAAGAAAAAGCACCTAGTATCATTTGACAAGTTTTTAAATATCATGAAGGGTTGATAAATAAAACAAAGACTATTAACTGCTATGGCTGTATTACCTAAGTTTCAATTAAAGCTATTATTCGAATCAGGAGATTTAATCACACAAACAACATTGTATGATTTAATTGATGCTACATACAACCCAACATTAGTTGCAGGTACAAATATAACTCTTAATAGTGTAGTAACTCCATCAGGAACTACTATTACAGTTAATGCACAAGGCGGTGGTTCTGGTGTAGTAACTAGCTTAACAACAACAGGAACTAGTGGTGCAGCAACATTAAATGCTGGAATTTTAAATATTCCAATTTATAGTGCAGGTGCAGGTAGTACATATACAAATGCAACACCAACACCACAGCCATTCCCTGGAAATTCACCCTTTGATAATATAGCAGCAGGGTCGACGTTTACAAATCAAACATTTGAAGAAATGATGAATAAGATGTTATATCCAACATTAAATCCAACATTAACTAACCCTTCTTCTGCCTTCGTATTGTCACAATCAGGATTTAGAGAGATAAATGAAACTACTGCTTTAAGTTTTAGTTCCACATTTAATCAAGGATCAATTAATCCACAATATACATCCGCGAGTAACAAGAGAAGTGGATTACCTAATACTTATAATTATACAGGTACTGGTGTATCAAATAATGCAAGTACAAGTTTATCTGATTCTGAAACTGTTGCGGCATATACAGTATTACAAGGTTCTCAAAGTTGGACTGGGTCTGTTTCATACGATGCAGGTGTTCAACCTAAAGATAGTGTAGGAGGTAATTTTAATTCTCCTTTACCGGCAGGAACTACTTCTGCAATTACAAGAACTATAACAGGAGTATATCCTGCTTTTGCAACCACATTTAGTTTAGGTGTTATGACTAAGCAAAGTTTACAATTAATGACTACTTATGTACAAGTACCAATGGTTACTGAATCTGGTGGAGGTGGCGCAAAACAAAAAATAGATATTCCAAATGCATGGTCAACTATTACAGGTTTACAACAATTTAATACATTAAGTCAGACATGGGATACTATTAATTTATCAACATTTACACAGTCAGCAGTTCAACAAACTATACAGGGCCTATCTGTTAATTATACAAGATATACACACAATGGTGCTACTATAGGTGCAAGACAATTAAGATTTACAACATAATAATATAAAATGGCAGGAAATAGAACAAATGGAATTTTAGGAATATCGGCAAATTTTGAACCGCAAGTAGCTGGTGCATTTGATGCAAGAGCTGTTGTACCTACTCAAGCTGATTTACTTTTAGCTACAACATGGGAAGCCAATGACGGTGGTACTTATATTTATGTAGGTATGACTGTAACTGTTGCAGAAGATTCTACACCTGCAAATAATGGCGTTTATATTTTATTAAATGTTGCAGGTTATACAAATATTAATAATTGGAAGTTTGTAGGTAGCGGTGGTGCTGGTAATCCAGGTGCAACTGGGGCTCAAGGTGCTGCTGGTGAAATAGGTGCAAGTGGTGCTCAAGGTGCAGCCGGTGGAATTGGTGCAACTGGTGCTCAAGGTGCTGCAGGTGGAATTGGTGCAAGTGGTGCACAGGGTGCTGCTGGTGGAATTGGTGCAACTGGTGTTGGTGCAACTGGAGCTCAAGGTTCTGCTGGTGAAATAGGTGCAAGTGGTGCACAAGGTGCTGCTGGTGAAATAGGTGCTAGTGGAGCTCAAGGTTCTGCTGGTGAAATAGGTGCTAGTGGAGCAACGGGTGTTGGTGAAATAGGTGCAAGTGGTGCACAAGGTGCTGCTGGTGAAATAGGTGCTAGTGGAGCTCAAGGTTCTATAGGATTAACTGGTGCAACAGGTTCTTCTGCAGGTGGTGGAAGTCTTATAGTAAAAGATGAAGGTGTACAAGTAGGTGCAACTGGATATACCACAATGAACTTTGTTGGTACCGATGTATTGGCAGAAGATAGTGGAACTCCTGGCCAAGTAAATGTTTATATACCAACGCCAACTTTCTTATCTCACTTTAATACAACAGATGGGACTAATGATGCTAGTGTGGATGGAAATAAATCTTTTACTTCTCCTAGAATTAGTTCTCCAACAGCTGAAGGTAATCCGTTCCAAACTGGTAGTGGAGGCAATACTCCGTGGGCAGGTTCAAATAAAGCTACATATGATACTCCCGTAACAACAGGAAGAATCATATACAATACTTTAAATCCATGTACAGGTTTTAGTGCAGATGCAACAGGTGATGCCAAAATTATAGTTAGAGTATATCAAGCAGATGGTATTAATATTTTAACGGGTGGTACTTTAGATACTTCTGCAACTAATGCATTATATCAAAATCAAACATTTACAAACGGTACAGGTATAACACTTCAAGTTTCAAATTACGGAGCCGATTTACCAACTAAATTTAAAGCTAGTGTTACAATCACAGTAGATGCTGGAACTATTCTTGCTGCAAATGGTTTTACTGGTGGGCGTTATCATGTTTCTTTTCAAATGACAACAGATACTACAACTGATGGTGGTAATACATACACATATTTTGGACCAAACGGAAATTCATCAACATCTTATAATGGTGAAACTAACGATGTATTTTTTGATACAGACCCATCTACGCCAAATATTAATGGTACTACAGCTATAATAGAATCTACTACACCAACTAGTATATTAACAAAACATTTAAGTGGAGTAGAATATTATATACTTAATTCACAATTTGAATTAGATGTTACTGATATTGATAATTTTAATGCTAATACTCAAGGTCGAAGTACAGCTGCTGTTTGGAATTTTAGAATACAAGGACAAGATTATGGTTTACCTACTAGACAATTAGAGGCATGGAATTTAGCTTATGGTAGTATGCCAGCATGGACAAATCAATTTGATGTGCAAAATGTAGCTTTCATATATGATACATGGGCTATAAATAATACTAACTATAGATTTAGAAATACTGATGCATTTGCGCAGGCTAATGTTTATGACCCATGGGACGTTGGTAATACAGTAAACTCTACTGGAGCTAGCATTCTAGTTGATACTTATTCTACAACAGGGAATTCAAATACTTTAAGAGAAAGGTTTGATGATGAGCAATATAGATTAGAAAGAACAGGTAGTTATTCAGCATTTAATCCAGCGGCAACATTAACTGCAACAGGATTAGCAAACCAAACAGGTTCTTCTTCTCCATTCTGCCAAGCATGTACAGTAGGAAGTAATGTTGTTCAACCACATAAATTCTTTAAAGATAACGGTGATAGTCCATCTTATGGTCAATTAACTGGTTCATTAGCTTCATATAAACCAGATAAATCAGGAACTAATCCTGACTATAGTGGTGCAGGGTATCAAGTAACTTCTACTTATCATAGGTTATTTCATACAACAGGAAGTTTAACAGATCCTATTGCATCTTTTGAATTTGAATTTAATGGTGATTTTGTTGGTGCATCTGCATATGAAGATTTAGTTAATGAAAATATTAAGATTTACATAAGAAAAGAAAATCAATCAGGTGGTGGTGGAAATACTGGTTATAGTGCAGTTCCTTTATCATTACATGGTTCGGCACCTTTTACTACAATATTGGATCCACCTAGTGGTGTTGATACAGCTTCAGCTGCATGTAGAACAACTGTATCTGGTCCAAATAATACAATCTCCGGTACATTTGGAGGATTTAACGCAACGGAAGGTTTTTATATGGAATTACAAATTGTTAATGCAGCGGTTCGTATTAACCAAATAATTATAAAATTAATTTATGCTAACGGAACTGTTGTTCAAGGTTAAGAATAAATATAAAAAGAGAATAAAGACAAATGGGATTTAGTACTACAGAAGTAAATAAGTTAACCTTTAAGGTACAGGCAGGTGGTGTTATTGATGCTGACTCAGGATCAAGATGGTATGAAGCTAGACTAGCCTTTAGTCCTAAGGTCTTACCTTCTAGAATATTAACAAATTATAATTTAATTCCTACTGCAAATGTTTTATCTGATGCTGTAGCTAATGCGGCTGCCGATCCTACTAATATAGAGAATCTTTCTGCTGCAACAAGTGCAGTGCGATTAAGTAGAGTTACAAGTGGAGCTGATAATACATGGATAGCTTATAATACTTTAGATACACCATCTTCCGGTGTTAAACAAAATTGGATTGCTCCACCGTCAGTCCCACAAGCATCTGGTGCAGGATCAGGTGGTTATGGTATTATATTATGGAGTGGTGATCCAAATGGTGCAGCTGGAACATTCAATCAAATATTTACTTCTGCTGAACAAGATAATAATCCAGGTTATGTCGGTTGGGTATGGAATTATGATATGGGAGTTTTATTCCTAGCAAATGATTTAGTAAGTGCAATATCATCAAATGCCGGCGGTAATTATAGTGGAGGATTTGAATTATATGTAACAGGATTTAGATATGTAGGTACAACCGGTGGCGGTGGTGGTGCTGGTTCTGCTGGTGCTACTGGTGCTCAGGGTGCAAGCGGATCACAAGGTGCAATTGGATTACAAGGAGCAACTGGTGAAGGCGGTACAATTGGTTCTACTGGATCACAAGGATCTATAGGTTTACAAGGAGCAACAGGAGAAGGAGGTACAATTGGTTCTACTGGATCACAAGGAGCTGCAGGTGAACAAGGAGCTGTAGGTTTACAAGGTGCTACTGGAGAAGGTGGTGCAATAGGTTCTACTGGATCACAGGGGGCTGCGGGTGAACAAGGAGCTGTAGGTTTACAAGGTGCTACTGGAGAAGGCGGTGCAATAGGTTCTACTGGATCACAAGGAGCTGCAGGTTTACAAGGTGCTACTGGGGAAGGTGGTACAATTGGTTCTACTGGGTCACAAGGAGCTGCAGGTGAACAAGGAGCAATTGGATTACAAGGAGCAACAGGAGAAGTAGGTAAAACAGGAACACAAGGAGCTGCAGGTGAACAAGGAGCAATTGGATTACAAGGTGCTACTGGAGAAGGTGGTACAATTGGTTCTACTGGGTCACAAGGAGCTGCAGGTGAACAAGGAGCAATTGGATTACAAGGAGCAACTGGTGAAGGTGGTGTAATTGGTAACCAAGGAGCAACTGGGGATATTGGTAAACAAGGTGCTATAGGTTTACAAGGAGCAACTGGTGAAGGCGGAGCAATAGGTTCTACTGGATCACAAGGAGCAATTGGTTTACAAGGTGCTACAGGAGAAGCCGGTGAAATTGGTTTACAAGGAGCAACTGGAGATAAAGGTGTAACTGGAACCCAAGGAGCAACAGGAACACAAGGAGAAGGTGGTACAATTGGTTCTACTGGAACACAAGGAGCTGCAGGTACACAAGGAGCTATAGGTTTACAAGGAGCAACTGGAGAAGGAGGTACAATTGGTTCTACTGGATCACAAGGAGCTTCAGGTAAACAAGGTGAAGTTGGTTTACAAGGAGCAAGCGGATCACAAGGGGCTGCAGGTACCCAAGGAGCTATAGGTTTACAAGGTGCAACAGGAGAAGTTGGTAAAACAGGATTACAAGGAGCAACTGGTGATAAAGGACTGGTTGGAACTCAAGGAGCAACAGGAGAACAGGGTGAAGGTGGCGCAATCGGATCAACTGGATCTCAGGGTGCTGCAGGTACCCAAGGAGCTATAGGTTTACAAGGAGCAACTGGAGAAGGTGGTGCAATAGGTACACAAGGAGCAACTGGAGATATTGGTAAACAAGGAGCAATTGGTTTACAAGGTGCAAGTGGATCACAAGGAGCTGATGGTGAACAAGGAGCTATAGGTTTACAAGGAGCAACTGGAGAAGGTGGTGCAATTGGTAACCAAGGAGCAACGGGAGATATTGGTAAACAAGGAGCAATCGGTTTACAAGGTGCAACGGGAGAAGCAGGTAAAACTGGAGGCCAAGGTGCAAGCGGATCACAAGGATCTATAGGTTTACAAGGTGCTACTGGAGAAGGTGGTGCAATAGGTAACCAAGGAGCAACTGGAGATATTGGTAAACAAGGAGCAATCGGTTTACAAGGTGCAACAGGAGAAGTTGGAAAAACAGGAACACAAGGTGCAGATGGTAACCAAGGAGCAATTGGATTACAAGGTGCAACAGGAGAAGGTGGTGCTATAGGTGAACAAGGAGCAACAGGAACACAAGGTAAGATTGGTGCTGATGGTAACCAAGGTGCAATAGGTAATCAAGGAGCAATTGGTAATCAAGGTGCAATTGGTTTACAGGGTGCAACTGGAGAAGGTGGTGTAATTGGTAACCAAGGAGCAACTGGAGCAATAGGTAAACAAGGTGCAATTGGATTACAAGGTGCAACAGGAGAAGTTGGAAAAACAGGAACACAAGGTGCAATTGGATTACAAGGTTCTACTGGATCACAAGGTGCTGATGGTGAACAAGGAGCTATAGGTTTACAAGGATCAACTGGTACACAAGGTAAGATTGGTGCAATTGGATTACAAGGTTCTACTGGATCACAAGGTGCTGATGGTAACCAAGGTGCAATCGGTTTACAAGGAGCAACTGGAGAAGGCGGTGTAATTGGTAACCAAGGAGCAACTGGAGATATTGGTAAACAAGGAGCAATCGGTTTACAAGGAGCAACAGGAGAAGTTGGAAAAACAGGAACACAAGGTGCAATTGGATTACAAGGTTCTACTGGATCACAAGGTGATAGAGGATTTACTGGTTCTACTGGATCTCAGGGTGCTGACGGCGAACAAGGAGCTATAGGTTTACAAGGTGCAACAGGAGAAGTTGGTAAAACAGGAACACAAGGTGCAGATGGTAACCAAGGTGCAATCGGTTTACAAGGAGCAACTGGAGAAGGTGGTGTAATTGGTAATCAAGGAGCAACTGGTGCAATAGGTAAACAAGGTGCTATAGGTTTACAAGGTGCAACAGGAGAAGTTGGAAAAACAGGAACACAAGGTGCAATTGGATTACAGGGTGCAAGCGGATCACAAGGTGCTGATGGTGAACAAGGAGCTATAGGTTTACAAGGATCAACTGGTACACAAGGTAAGATTGGTGCTGATGGTAACCAAGGTGCAATTGGTAATCAAGGTGCTGATGGTAACCAAGGTGCAATCGGTTTACAAGGAGCAACTGGAGAAGTAGGCAAACAAGGTTCTGCAGGTGAACAAGGAGCAACTGGTACACAAGGTAAGATTGGTGCTGATGGTAACCAAGGTGCAATAGGTAACCAAGGTGCAATAGGTAATCAAGGTGCAATCGGTTTACAAGGTGCAACAGGAGAAATTGGTGCAGTAGGTAAACAAGGAGCTGCAGGTGAACAAGGAGCAATAGGTAATCAAGGAGCCGTTGGTTTACAAGGTTCTACTGGATCACAAGGTGATAGAGGATTTACTGGTTCTACTGGTACACAAGGTGCAGCAGGTGAACAAGGTGCAGCAGGCGAACAAGGTGCTATAGGTAATCAAGGTGCTGTAGGTTTACAAGGAGCAACTGGTGAAGTTGGTAAACAAGGAGCAGTTGGAACTCAGGGAGCAACTGGTACACAAGGTAAGATTGGTGCTGATGGTAACCAAGGTGCAATAGGTAACCAAGGTGCAATAGGTAATCAAGGATCAATCGGTTTACAAGGTGCAACAGGAGAAATTGGTGCAGTAGGTAAACAAGGAGCTGCAGGTGAACAAGGAGCAATAGGTAATCAAGGTGCAATTGGATTACAGGGTTCTACTGGATCACAAGGTGCAGCAGGTGAACAAGGAGCAATCGGTTTACAAGGTGCAACAGGAGAAGTTGGAAAAACAGGAACACAAGGTGCTGTAGGTAATCAAGGTGCTATCGGTTTACAAGGAGCTACTGGTGAAGTTGGCAAACAAGGATCAGTTGGAACTCAAGGAGCAACAGGAACACAAGGTAAGATTGGTGCTGACGGTAACCAAGGTGCTGTAGGTAATCAAGGTGCTGTCGGTTTACAAGGTTCTACTGGTGCAATAGGTAACCAAGGTGCTATAGGATTACAAGGAGCAACTGGAGATAAAGGTGTAACTGGAACTCAAGGAGCAACAGGAACGCAAGGTGAAGATGGTGCTGTAGGTAATCAAGGAGCAACTGGTGCAATAGGTAATCAAGGAGCAATCGGTTTACAAGGTGCAACAGGAGAAGTAGGCAAACAAGGTTCTGCAGGTGAACAAGGAGCAACAGGAACACAAGGTAAGATTGGTGCTGTAGGTAATCAAGGTGCAATTGGTAATCAAGGAGCCGTTGGTAATCAAGGTGCAATCGGTTTACAAGGAGCAACTGGTGAAGTTGGTAAAACAGGAACACAAGGAGCTGCAGGTAATCAAGGTGCTGTAGGTAATCAAGGTGCAATTGGATTACAGGGTTCTACTGGATCACAAGGTGATAGAGGATTTACTGGTTCTACTGGTACACAAGGTGCAGCAGGTGAACAAGGTGCTGTAGGTAATCAAGGAGCACAAGGTAATCAAGGTGCAATCGGTTTACAAGGAGCAACTGGTGAAGTTGGTAAACAAGGTTCTGCAGGTGAACAAGGAGCAACAGGTACACAAGGTAAGATTGGTGCATTAGGTAATCAAGGAGCAATTGGTGAACAAGGAGCAACTGGTGCAATTGGTAATCAAGGTGCAATAGGTAATCAAGGAGCAATTGGTTTACAAGGATCTACTGGTGCTGTAGGTAAACAAGGTGCAACGGGATTAAGAGGAGCTGCTGGTTTACAAGGAGCTACAGGTACACAAGGTGCTACAGGTAACCAAGGAGCAATCGGTTTACAAGGTGCAACTGGTGAAGTTGGTAAACAAGGTGCAGTTGGAACTCAAGGAGCAACAGGTCAACAAGGTAAAACTGGAGGCCAAGGTGCAGCAGGAGAACAAGGTGCAATAGGTAATCAAGGTGCAATTGGATTACAAGGTGCAACAGGAGAAATTGGTGCAGTAGGTAAACAAGGAGCTATAGGTGAACAAGGAGCAACTGGTACACAAGGTAAAACTGGAGGCCAAGGTGCTATAGGTTTACAAGGAGCTACAGGTAATCAAGGTGCAATTGGATTACAAGGTGCAACAGGAGAAATTGGTGCAGTAGGTAAACAAGGAGCTATAGGTGAACAAGGAGCAACAGGAACACAAGGTAAGATTGGTGCCGATGGTAATCAAGGTGCCGTTGGTAATCAAGGTGCAATTGGTAATCAAGGTGCAATTGGATTGCAAGGTGCAACAGGAGAAGTTGGTAAACAAGGTTCTGCAGGTGAACAAGGAGCAACTGGTACACAAGGTAAAACTGGAGGCCAAGGTGCTGTAGGTTTACAAGGAGCAACTGGTGCTGTAGGTGAACAAGGTGCAGCAGGTGAACAAGGTGCAGCAGGTGAACAAGGTGCTGTAGGTAATCAAGGTGCAATTGGTAATCAAGGATCAATCGGTTTACAAGGTGCAACAGGAGAAGTAGGCAAACAAGGAGCTGTAGGAACTCAAGGAGCAACAGGTCAACAAGGTAAAACTGGAGGCCAAGGAGCAGTAGGTTTACAAGGAGCAACTGGTGCTGTAGGTGAACAAGGTGCAGCAGGTGAACAAGGTGCTGTAGGTGAACAAGGTGCTGTAGGTAATCAAGGTGCAATTGGTAATCAAGGTGCAATCGGTTTACAAGGAGCAACTGGTGAAGTTGGTAAACAAGGTTCTGCAGGTGAACAAGGAGCAACAGGTACACAAGGTAAGATTGGTGCATTAGGTAATCAAGGTGCTGTAGGTAATCAAGGTGCAATAGGTAATCAAGGAGCAATTGGTTTACAAGGTGCAACTGGTGAAGTTGGTAAACAAGGTGCAGTTGGAACTCAAGGAGCAACAGGCCAACAAGGTAAAACTGGAGGCCAAGGTGCTGTAGGTTTACAAGGTTCTACTGGATCACAAGGTGATAGAGGATTTACTGGTTCTACTGGTACACAAGGTGCAGCAGGTGAACAAGGTGCTGTAGGTAATCAAGGAGCAATTGGTAATCAAGGTGCAATTGGATTACAAGGTGCAACAGGAGAAGTTGGTAAACAAGGTGCAGTTGGAACTCAAGGAGCAACAGGTCAACAAGGTAAAACTGGAGGCCAAGGTGCAGCAGGTAATCAAGGTGCAATAGGTAATCAAGGATCAATCGGTTTACAAGGTGCAACAGGAGAAATTGGTGCAGTAGGTAAACAAGGAGCTATAGGTGAACAAGGTGCTGTAGGTTTACAAGGATCTACTGGTGCTATAGGTAATCAAGGTGCAATTGGTAATCAAGGTGCTGTAGGTAATCAAGGATCAATCGGTTTACAAGGTGCAACAGGAGAAGTTGGTAAACAAGGAGCGGTTGGAACTCAAGGAGCAACAGGAACACAAGGTAAGATTGGTGCACTAGGTAATCAAGGAGCAATTGGTGAACAAGGAGCAACTGGTGCAATAGGTAATCAAGGTGCTGTCGGTTTACAAGGTGCAACAGGTGAAGTTGGTAAACAAGGAGCTATAGGTAATCAAGGAGCAACGGGATTAAGAGGAGCTGCTGGTTTACAAGGAGCTACAGGTACACAAGGTGTAGCAGGTAATCAAGGTGCAATTGGATTGCAAGGCGCAACTGGAGAAGTCGGTAAACAAGGAGCTATAGGTAATCAAGGTGCTGCAGGTAATCAAGGAGCAGCAGGTGAACAAGGTGCTATAGGTTTACAAGGAGCTACAGGTACACAAGGAGCAATTGGTTTACAAGGAGCAACTGGTGATAGAGGAGAAGTTGGTAAACAAGGAGCCATAGGTAATCAAGGTGCAGTTGGAACTCAAGGTGCAGCAGGTAATCAAGGTGCAGTAGGCGAACAAGGTGCTGTAGGTTTACAAGGAGCTACAGGTACACAAGGTAAGATTGGTGCTTTAGGTAATCAAGGTGCTGTAGGTAATCAAGGAGCCGTTGGTCAACAAGGAGCAATCGGTTTACAAGGAGCAACTGGTGAAGTTGGTAAACAAGGAGCCATAGGTAATCAAGGAGCAACAGGTCAACAAGGTAAAACTGGAGGCCAAGGAGCAGCAGGTAATCAAGGAGCAGTAGGTGAACAAGGTGCAATTGGTAATCAAGGTGCAATTGGATTGCAAGGTGCAACTGGAGAAGTCGGTAAACAAGGAGCCATAGGTAATCAAGGTGCAAGAGGTAATCAAGGAGCCGTTGGTTTACAAGGAGCAACTGGTGCAATTGGTAATCAAGGAGCTGCAGGTAATCAAGGTGCAGCTGGAACTCAAGGTGCAGCTGGTGAACAAGGTAAAACTGGTAATCAAGGTGCTGTAGGTTTACAAGGAGCAACTGGTGCAATTGGTAATCAAGGTGCTGTAGGTAATCAAGGTGCTGCAGGTAATCAAGGTGCAATTGGTTTACAGGGTGCAACAGGAGAAGTAGGTAAACAAGGAGCTGTAGGAACTCAAGGAGCAACTGGAACACAAGGTAAGATTGGTGCTGATGGTAATCAAGGTGCTGTAGGTAACCAAGGAGCCGTAGGTCAACAAGGTGCAATTGGTTTACAGGGTGCAACAGGAGAAGTAGGTAAACAAGGAGCTATAGGTAATCAAGGAGCAACAGGTCAACAAGGTAAAACTGGAGGCCAAGGTGCTGTAGGTTTACAAGGAGCAACTGGTGCTGTAGGTAATCAAGGAGCTGCAGGTAATCAAGGTGCAACAGGAGAAGTAGGTAAACAAGGAGCTATAGGTAATCAAGGAGCAATTGGTGAACAAGGTAAAACTGGAGGCCAAGGTGCTGTAGGTTTACAAGGAGCAACTGGTGCTGTAGGTAATCAAGGAGCAATTGGTTTACAAGGAGCAACTGGTGATAGAGGAGAAGTTGGTAAACAAGGAGCCGTTGGTAATCAAGGTGCAATTGGTTTACAGGGTGCAGCAGGTAATCAAGGTGCAGTAGGCGAACAAGGTGCTGTAGGTTTACAAGGAGCTACAGGTACACAAGGTAAGATTGGTGCTGATGGTAACCAAGGAGCCATAGGTAATCAAGGTGCTGCAGGTAATCAAGGTGCAATTGGTTTACAAGGAGCAACTGGTGAAGTAGGTAAACAAGGAGCTGTAGGAACTCAAGGAGCAACTGGTACACAAGGTAAGATTGGTGCCGTTGGTAATCAAGGTGCAGTTGGCGAACAAGGTGCTACTGGTGCAATAGGTAAACAAGGAGCTATAGGTAATCAAGGTGCTGCAGGTAATCAAGGAGCAGCAGGTGAACAAGGTAGAGTTGGTAATCAAGGTGCTGTAGGTAATCAAGGTGCAATAGGTGAAGTAGGTAAACAAGGAGCAATTGGTGAACAAGGAGCCACAGGAATACAAGGTAAACAAGGATCTGTAGGTAATCAAGGTGCAATTGGATTCCAAGGAGCAACAGGAGCAATAGGTAAACAAGGAGCAATAGGTAAACAAGGTGCTACCGGTGAAAAAGGTGGTAAAGGTGACACAGGTCTTGAAGGATTTAGAGGATCAACAGGGGTTACTGGTAATCAAGGTGTTGTTGGAGAGAAAGGATCTACAGGTACAACAGGTTCAGTTGGTAATAGGGGTGTTGTTGGTAATCAAGGTGCACTAGGTAATCAAGGAGCAATTGGTGAACAAGGAGCTGTAGGTACACAAGGTAAAGAAGGAGCAGTTGGAACTCAAGGAGCTATAGGTTTACAAGGTGCTGTAGGTAATAAAGGTGCTATAGGTAATCAAGGTGCTGCAGGTAATCAAGGTGCACAAGGTGCAGTTGGTAATCAAGGTGCACAAGGTGCAGTTGGTAATCAAGGTGCAGTTGGAACTCAAGGGCTAGCAGGTAATATAGGTGCAACAGGTAATCAAGGAGCTGCAGGTACACAAGGTAAAGAAGGAGCAGTTGGTAATCAAGGAGCACAAGGTAATATTGGTAATCAAGGTAACCAAGGAGCCGTTGGTAATCAAGGTGCACAAGGTGCAGTTGGTAATCAAGGTGCTGTAGGTAAACAAGGTAATCAAGGTAATATAGGTGCAACAGGTAACCAAGGTGCACAAGGTAATATTGGTAATCAAGGTAACCAAGGAGCCGTTGGTAATCAAGGAGCACAAGGTGCAGTCGGTTTACAAGGTGCAGCCGGTGAACAAGGTAAAATTGGTAATATAGGTGCAACAGGTAACCAAGGTGCACAAGGTAATATTGGTAATCAAGGTAACCAAGGAGCCGTTGGTAACCAAGGTGCACAAGGTGCAGTTGGTAATGGAGGTGCAACAGGTAATCAAGGTGCAGTCGGTTTACAAGGTGCAGCCGGTGAACAAGGTAAAATTGGTAATCAAGGAGCAGCAGGTAATCAAGGAGCAGTAGGTAAACAAGGTAATCAAGGTAATATAGGTGCAACAGGTAACCAAGGTGCACAAGGTGCAGTTGGTAATCAAGGTGCTGTAGGTAATCAAGGAGCAACTGGAAATAAAGGATTAGATGGAACTCAAGGAGCCGTTGGTAATCAAGGAGCACAAGGTGCCGTAGGTAATGCCGGTGCCGTAGGTAATCAAGGTGCACAAGGTAAAACTGGTGCAACGGGTAATGCCGGTGCCGTAGGTAATCAAGGAGCACAAGGTAATATTGGTAATCAAGGTAATCAAGGTGCTGTAGGTAATCAAGGAGCACAAGGTGCAACAGGTGGTGTTGGTAAACAAGGTGCAACAGGTAATCAAGGTGCAACTGGTACTACAAGCCAATTCCCAGTAACAATTAATGGTGGTAGTTCAACTACGATTAAATCAGTAAATGTTGATACTAAAGCACAATGTGTTACATATACATTAGTTAATGGAAGTTCTTATTCTGTACAAATGTGTGGATAATATATGAAAGTAATTAGATTTATAATAGCATTAACTAAATACATTATTTGGGGAGATCAAGTAACAACTGATAAATATAACAATAGAATGGCTATATGTGAACAGTGTACTTCTAAATGCGGTAATAAATGTTGTATATGTGGTTGTTATTTAAAGAAAAAAGCTAAATGGTCAACTGAAAGTTGTCCACAAAATAAATGGTAAACTATGGGATGCGGTTGCGGTAAAGCTAAAGAGAAAAACACAGAGAGGCAAACAACGGTAGCTAGAATAAGAAATACTGTTAAAAAGGTTTGGGAATCAACACAACCAGATCAACCAACTCATGTTATTAAAAGAATAAATAAAAAATAAATTAAGATGGACTCATTAACATCAAAGCCTTCGTGCATAGAAGATTTAAAAGAATTGGTTAATAACTTAACTGATCGTGATGTTAATATTAAAAACCATCTTCAATGTATTAAATCAATCTTAGAAGATAAAAGAATTAAGAATGATGCAACTAAAATAAAGAAGATTAAACAAATTCTTAAAAATGGCTAACGGAGAACAGAATGGTTGGAATGAATATTCTAAACTTGTAATTGCAGAATTAGAAAGGCTTAATGACGGTATAACAAATCTTAATGTTGAGATCCAAGATCTTAAAAGAGAGATAGCTGAACTTAAAGTAAAGGAAGACTTTGCTAAAGAACTTTGGAAATGGAAACAAGCAGTTGATGAGGTTGCTTCACCTAGTCAATTAAAATCTACAGTTAAAGATGTAGCTGAATTAAAAACCTTCAAAACACAGGCTATAACTATATGGGCTGTAGTTCAATTAATAACAACCGCTATCTTTGCATACTTTAAATTTATTAAATAAGATATATAAAACAAATAACAAGTAATTATGATAGCAACACTAAATGTTTTTGGAAAAGGCGAATGGTCAACAAAAATAACTTCTCTATTAAGCCCAGGGGAATGGATTGATTATGATGAATCAAATTATGATTTAGCCACTGCTTCATTAGAGTGGATTATTGCCGAAGAAGACGGTGAAAAAAGATCTAAAATAGCATCTACATATTTAAGTGATGTAACATATAAAACTTTATTTAAGGGGTTAGATGATTTAGAAGGTGTAACTGTTGGTGATGGTTTAGTAGTTGGACCAGGTTCGCTAATTAGACCAAGTACAGTCATTGGAAATCAAGTTTATATTGGTGCTGGTACTATTATTGATATAAACTGTATCATTGAAGATGATGTAACTATTGGCGATAATGTAACTATTACATCAGGCTCTTTAATAGAAAAAGGATCTACTGTAAAAAGTGGTTCTATAATTTAATTCTACTATATCTTTCAATTCTTAACTTTTTTTGTTATATTTTATTTAAATAAATAAACTATAAAAACAACAATATGATAGACGATTGGTTAAACCAAAACCCGGACGATGGCTTTGATCCTAATGATCATGGTATTGAAATGGATGAAATCGCAAAATTACACGCAATGGCAGATATGAAAGAAGATCAGGAAATATGGGCAAGAGAACAGGCTAATAAATTTTATAATGATTTTGAAACATTAGACATTAAAGAATCTATATTAGCTGTAACTAGTTTAATTAAAACAAAGGTCTTAAATATTAATCAAGTAAATACTATGTTAGATAATATGATAGAAGTATTTTCTCAAGATGAGGAATACGAAAAATGTCATACTGTTAATGAAATAAAAAAAGGTTTAAACTAATGTTATATTTTGAAGCAACAAATATCGAAGAATTAGAAATAGAAGCTCAAAAAAGAGCTCATGAAGTTTCTGTATTTACAACAACTGCAATTATTGAGGCATTAAATAAAGGTGCAGATAAAGTAGTTGTAGGTGTTCTTTCTACATTAAATTTAGATTTGTCAGTAGAAAAATCTGGATATTTAGATGCATTGGAAACTAATTTAGTTAGATGTGAAGAAGCCGAAGAATATGAATTATGTAAAGAATCTATTAAATGGATTAATAAACTAAGAGAATAACACACTTTATTATATACCTTATATAATATAACTAAAGAAGTTTAAACCTCTTT